CGCTTTAGTGAGCAAAGATAATTTGGGATTCGGTCAGCGATCTTGGCGTTATGCAATGGTGGTCAATGACGGTGTGGTTGAAGCGGTTTTTCCAGAAAAGAATCAAGAAGATAATGCAGACGATGATCCTTATGAAGTATCCTCGCCTGAAAATGTACTTACATACTGTAAATGTAGAGGCGAAAAATAATGAAATCAGGTAAAATTTGGGGTAACACAGAACTAATCGAACACAACTCAACCTTTGAGTTTCATCGAATTGAGTTCAAAGCAAATCATTGTTGTAGTGAACACTATCATAGAACGAAGTGGAACGGTTTCTTCGTTGAGTCGGGTACACTAATGGTCAAGACTTGGCCGGATGAACCTAATGATATGAAACCATTAGTTTGTGATCAGACTGTCCTACGTGCAGGTGACTACTACAAGGTAGAACCTGGCAAGTGGCACCAGTTTGTCGGTGTCGATGATGGTGTAGCATTCGAGTTGTATTGGGCAGAGTTCGATGGTAACGACATCGTTCGCCGCACTCAGGGTCACGCACTCGAACGACCACAAATAGAAGGCCATCCAGGCAACCCTCTCACAGATCTGAACGCAACTTAGATCAAAAAGTTATAAAAATGTGAAAAATTAACAAAAAATAATCTAAAAAAAGTGTTGACAAATCATCTTTTCCATGCAATAATTACCCTGTAATTTGAGATGGAGTGATTGTTATGGAATGTTTGAAAGGTCGTGCGGTTCAGATCAACTCTGGTGCGATGTTCCCAGAGCGTCTTGGTGAGGTCATCGATGATCGTGGTGAACAGGTTGCTGTTTATTTCCCACCTATCAACTGCTGTGGCAGCTGCAGTGCGGAACAGTCTGAAGTCAAATACTTCGCCAAGTATCGACTGCTTTGCAGTGAGTACGCCTTCTGCGATGTTCCTAGTGCGGTTGGTGTCTACTTGATCGCGAAACCCTTTGTTGAGGAAGTTGCATAATGGAAAAGTTTATGTTAGAAGTTGAGTTGGAAGCCCTGCTAAAAGATGCGGGCACTGACCATCCCTTTGCCCGCGAGATCGGGTGCCGCATTGCGGAGATCAAGAATCTCTTGTCTCCCAAGCCTGTTCCCCAGATCGAGGAACAACTGAAGTTGGAACTGGTTGTTCCGCTGACCTTTGATGAATTGTTTGGAGTTGCGTAATGGAAAACAAAATTCTTGCAGAAGACTTTATTGCAAAGTTGTTGGCAGTTAAAGGTCGGTGGGGGTTGGGTAAAAACGCCGAACGGAACCTGTTGATGTGGTCTGAACACGCATATGACAGAGCAACCTTTAAAGACATTGCAGCTCGATATGGTTTGAGTGTCGATGCAGTCAGAAGTAATATTTTAAAAACGCAAGGTCGTATTATTCGTTTTCAAAAGGAGAATGTGTAATGAAAAGATCTATTTTTAAGTTTAAAATCCGAAGAATGGCCTATGAGATCATGGACAAGTATGGGCCTAAGAAGCGTCGTGAGATTGGTGACCAGATCGTGGATGATCTTTTGGCGCCATATGATGTTCCGCAAGATGTCAAGAATGTTTTGAAAAACCTTGATAATCTGGGATGGCAACTTCAAGGATTGAAAGCAGATGGAATGATCAGTAACGATTGTAATTGTTGGGACGCTAATGAAGGTATGACTGCTCCAGCTGGAACTTACTTTGTTTTGAGAGGAAATGTGTTATGAGTGTAATGAAAGACTTTGCTAAGAAGGACAACTACCTTCGCCCCAAGAAACCCCTGAGTTCTGCCGCGTTTGTGGGTTGGGGTGTTCTGGTCTGCATGGGTATGGCCCTGGGCTTCATAATGGGATATGGATTGCTTTATGTCTAATGCACAAGAACGTTACTTTCGACTCTACGAAGAACTGCACGATCTCTGTCAAGAACAAGGATGGGGAGATCCCTTTTCCTATGCTCGTTCTAGAGAGATCTACATTTCAGCTAGATTAGGTCACACCATTTCTCAAACCCTGTCGGGCGCTGATGGTTATGACGAGATTGGGGCTTGTGAATATAAGTCAACAATCAACAAGAACATCAATGGTGCGTACAATGGGATTTCTGTTCAACCTACTTGGGAAGAACAAGAAACTTATCTACGAGAAGAGAAAATCGGAAAGTACGCTCATCACTACATTTGTCGGTTTGAAGGTTCGCAGATTGTTGAAGCCTATCGTCTCACTGGTGAAGACGTGTTGACAATTCTGTTACCGAAGTTAAAGAAAAAATTCCCTACCGCCTCTACCAAAAAAGATCCACGACTTGGTGCCTCACTCACCAAGAGGGATATCTACCAATACGGCGTGAAATTGATTTAATCGATTTTTCCGATCGTTTTCGAAAAGTTTTACGAAAACTTTCATCAAAAAAGTGTTGACGTGGTATTCGATTCGTGAGATAATTACTACGTAATTTGAGATGAGGAATTGGTAATGGAACTTTCAATTAAACAGTCAATTTTAAACCACGTTGATCTTTGCGGAGATGTTCCTGAGTGGATTGCTGCTGTCAAGGCAGAGTGTGCTGAGTTCGACCAGAGTTTGGTCAATAAGGTTCTTGTTCAGTGGTTTTGTGGTGAGATCCAGATTTAAAGAGGTTGTTATGAAAAAGTACGAAGTTCGAGTTATTGAAGAAGGTTTTCCAGGCTCTTGGGTTTTCAAGGGTCTTGAAGCTGAAAACAAAAACCAAGCCTGCGCTGAAGCGATTCGTTCCTATGTTGCCTTCGTTGAAGAAATTGGGTTTGGTGCTTTGTCTGCTGTGGCGAAACTTGAGAAGGAGGCTGTATAATGATTACTAACTTTATCGCTTTGCGTAACAATCCCGCATTTGTGGAGTTTCGGAACTATGTTCTGTCTTTCTACGGGTATGACGGGATCTACCCCATCGAGGGGTTGACCGTTCCGGATGTTGAAGTCGGCATTATGGACTACATCAAGCTGTGTAGTGATCCCCAGAATCATTTCGAATGGGGTGACGGTGACTCTATTGACCGTGAACGTGTTCGAGATATTCTAGAAAGTTCTAAGGTTATTCCAAAATAGTCTAAAAAAAGACAAAAAAACGCTTGTAAAACATCTTAATCCATGCGATAATTACTTTGTAATTGAGATGAGGAACTAAGAAATGGCACGAATTATCTACCAAACTGAGTGTGAGATTGCCGAGTTGGAGCAAGAAGGTATTGACTTCAACCAGGCTCTTCGAATCGTCAAAGGTTTCATGGGTACTGAAGATACTCTTGACGCTCTCCAAGGTTTTGAGCGTCGTTATGAGGCCGCTGAAGTCGCCGCTCTTGAGACTGATGACTACGGTTTCGACCACGAGTGGCGATACGAAGTCTACGCTTACAACCTTCTGGTTGAAGGTTTCGGTAAACTGTTTGCGCCTAAGGAGGCATAATATGGATTCAGTAATCGGTAATCTTTTTAACGAGATGATGTGCCTCGCGGAGATCCGTGGGGAGTTGTCTCCCGAAGACAACGCTCTTGTTGAGGCGCGTATTGCCGCGCTTCAAACTGAAATTGAGAAACTGGAGAAAGCTGCATAATGTTAGTAGGTATCTATAAAGAGATGGGGTTTGACCGCCCCTTTCACGGTTCTATCGAAGACCAGTACAATGAGTACCTTCGTAACCATGCGAAGAAACAAAACAAGGGTCAACGTGGCAGGGACTCCGAACGTCTCAAGACCTATAAAGCTGAGTGGGCATTTCAAGATGTCAATGGTTCGGGTATCGAGTTCGGTTCAATCGAACAGGTTCAGAAGTACATCAACAAGATCACCAAGTCTAAGACCTACACTAAGTTGTGGTTAGATGCTTACGAGGCACGCCAAAATTATGATGTGGGTGCGATTCTTCGAGGAACTTCGATATCAGTTGCCGCCAAGAAAAGAAACGGTGCGGGTAATGCGGGTGTCGCCTACGTACACCAGAATCACATCGTGCTGGATACCAAGACCGGAATGAACGAGTACACTGTTCTACACGAACTGTCGCACTGTCTCGGTCACGCTCATCACGGTCGATCATTCCGTCAAGCCCTTGTGAAGTTAGTGTCAAGATTTATGGGTGCTGATGTTGCAAATAGCTTGAAAAGTGAATTCAAAAAGAGTAAACTATCTTATAGTGATGCTCGAAAACCAATGACGTTTGATCAGTGGATTGCGTCGAAAAACAGAATGGAGAAAATGAGAAATGCCAATGCAAATTAATGATGTGGTCACAGTGGTCGCCGTAACAGGTGCCGAGTACGTGGGAAAGTATCGAGTAGAGACTGACACCACTCTGACTATCGGTGATCCCCACATCGTGACACCGGATGGCACTAATCTTGGTTTTATGCCTACAGTCGCAATGACTGGTGAACCAAGAGTTGGTGAGGTCACTTTCAATAAGTCGGGTGTTGTTTTGGTAGTAAAAACTGCTGAAGCCGTCGAGAAAGAATATATCAAAGCAAGTAGTGGAATTGAATTACTATGAATGAGATGTTAGAAAATTATCGTGTGATGCTTGAAGGTCACGATTGGTTTTTCCATTACTCCGATGATCACCGTTACTACACTCGTGGTATGGAACAAAGTAAGGCGCTTGACAGAGCATACGCTCAATTGTCTGCCGAGGGTTTCGAGGTTGAAGCCCGTGAAATGTTTAACGAACTATCGCCTGATGGTTTTCATATGAAGGAACCTAAGTAATGAATGGATTTCGTAAGATGCAAGAACGCCTGCGTGAAGAAGGTTGGTATGTCGGTTGGAACGAACCCTGTTGTCAGAGTTGTGCGTGGTCTTGTCTTCCAGACTACCTTGATGAAGATGAGAAAATCGATGTCGATTACTCAAAGGTACTGTTCAACCACTCGCAGGACTGTGAGGTCTATCTCGAAGGTGAAGAGTGCCCAGTTTGTGAGGGTGAAGGTTATGACATAGATACCGATGAAGATTGTTCAGAGTGTTTCGGTATGGGTGAGATCGAAGAGGATTTCGATGCCTCTGAGTTCGACACATCGGTCTCTGGTTTCGTTTGTCAGTCACCAGAACAACAGACATCATCATTATTTTGTTTCGACGGTAGTAAAGAAGGTGTTGAGAACTTCAAGGCAATCGTTCCGATCATTGAAGAGTGTGGTGTAACGGTGGAGAGTTTTGATGAAACGGGTAAGAGTCGTATTGAGTTGTCTTGGTAGTTTGTTGTTTGTCGGATGTATTGTAGCTGATGATAAACATTGTCTTGATTGGGATTCGATAAGACTAGAGTCGCAAGAATGTACACCGTTATACGGAAACATCATTTGCGTAGATGTTGTTAAAACAGAATTTGTCTGTAAACTATATGAAGTAGAAGAAATAAATGAGTAACAGTTTCGCAAAAGAACTGACCTATTCGCCAGGCGGCAACGATGAGTGTTACACTCCGGACTATGGTGTAAAACCTATTCTGAAGTACATACCAAAAGGTGCGGTAGTATGGTGTCCGTTCGATACCGAAGACTCCGAGTTTGTCAAACAAATCTCAAATCAAAATGAGGTTGTACATTCTCATATTTTTTCGGGTCAAGATTTTTTTGAGTATGAACCGGAACACTGGGATGTGATGGTCTCGAATCCACCCTTCACCAAAAAGAGAAACTACTTCGAGAGGGCCTTGAGTTTTGAAAAACCTTTCGCTTTGATAATGACCAACACTTGGTTAAATGATTCTGCCCCCAAGAAACTGTTCAAAGAGAAAGAGTTACAACTGTTGATGTTTGAACAACGTATGAAATTCAATTCGCCTGACGGCCGCCCGAACGACAAAATTACTTTCAGTTCCTCATACTACTGTTGGAACTTTTTACCTAAACAGATTATTATGGAGTCAATGGATGTCCCCAAGAAGCAAAGGTGATCCAATGGTGCGAGCTCAGGGCCGCACCAAACCAGATCGGAACTGGTACCCTGAGAACTTTGACTGGTATCTGAAATGGGTCGCATCGATTCTGATCCTGATGTCCCTCGCTATGAGATCTGCGGGTGTCGACTACCGAATATATGATCTGGTGTTTGGTCTTGCTGGGATCGTTCTCTGGACGTGGGTATCGATCATCTGGCGTGATCGTGCATTGATTATGTTGAATGCAATCTCAGGTTTTATGTTGGCGGTCACTATTTTGCGGGAGTGGTCATGAACGAGAAACACGTTGCGATGTGGGTGTACTACACCTACCGATGGCATAAGGATTTGCCGAAGTGGTTGCAGAAGGATCTGGAACGTTCTAAAAAAATATTAGGAATTGTAAATGAACTTGACACAACGATTTAAATCTTCTATAATAGATGTTTCAATCGTATCTTTTGTTATCGATTTCGTGTTGATTATATTTTTAATTCAACTGGGTGCCAAATACAATGTATATACATAACTATTCTAAGTACGATCCGTCTGGTCGTAAACGCAAAACTAAAAAACCGAAAGGAGAAGTCTATGCCAAATACACGCCACCGCCGTTCCGTCCAATCGAGACAAAGAGTTCAACGAAGTGCGTATCTTATGCAGAACAAAGGCTTTCGGAGAACAGAAGGTACCCATCGGTCTCAGATTTTAATGGAACAGGTGCAGGTCGAGGTACGAGCAAAGAATCCATCAGGTACACCGGAGATTATGTGATCGGCATCGCAACGATGCACAAGTCAAACGCAGTGCCCGTAACCAACCCTAAACACGCCACAGAAATATCGGAGATGGCCAAATGAGAAAACTGATTGCAATTGCATTCGCACTAACGTCATTCGAGGCTGTCTCTGAAGACCGTTTCGAAGACATTCGTAAACCATGGGTCGCCTGCGCGGCTTGTCACGGTGTTCAAGGACAGGGCGGTATCGGGCCTGCCCTTGTTGAACAGTCGGCTGATGATATCATTAACAAGTTGTTGACTTACAAGCGTGGTGAAATGGTGGGCCCACAATCAATGATGATGTGGCCTCAAGCAAAAACATTGACTGATGGTCAGATCGGTACTATCGGCGTATTCGTACAGGAGGGTTTTCCAGACAAATGAGAGGTCAAGCAGTAGTTAAGTCGCGCCGTGAAGGCGCACTCAGTCGACTCAAAGAGTCAAAGTTTTTTGAGAAGGGATCACGTACTCAAGAGTCGTGGCAGAAGCGTAAGGACAAAGAAATCGAGAATCTCCAAGTCAAACTCGGTATTTCCAAGAGGTCAAGTAAGTGAGAATAGACAATGAAGTAAAACTCGATTATTCGGACGTTTTACTTAGACCCAAACGTTCTATAATGGGTAGTCGATCCGAAGTCTCTCTAGAAAGAAAATACACGTTCAGAAACAGTGGTCAAACCTATTCTGGTGTGCCGATTATGGCCTCGAATATGGATGGTGTAGGAACCATTGAGATGGCTTCGAAGTTAAAAGAACACGGGTTGTTTACCTGTTTCGTGAAAAGTTATGATGTCTACGATGTCATTCGGTTTGTTGTTAAACAAGACTTACCGCACTACAACTGGTTCGCCGTGTCTACCGGAGTTAGTGATTCCGATATGACAAAGTTAGCGAACTATAAATATGAAGTGGATATCAATGGTTTTGAATTACCGTTTATTTGCATAGACGTTGCCAATGGTTATAGTGAAAGGTTCATAGAAAGAGTCTCGGAGATTCGAGAACTTTTTCCCAAATCAACTATCATAGCTGGTAACGTTGTCACGCCAGATATTACGGAGCAATTGATTCTAAGTGGAGCAGATATCGTTAAAGTCGGGATTGGCCCTGGCAGTGTTTGCACTACTCGCATTAAAACTGGTATTGGTTATCCTCAGTTGTCAGCGGTTATCGAATGTGCGGATGCTGCTCACGGACTTGGTGGCCATATCATTGCTGATGGTGGGTGTGTATCTTCTGGTGACGTGGTAAAGGCGTTTGCCGCAGGAGCAGACTTCGTAATGTTGGGTGGTATGTTAGCGGGTCACGACGAAGGGTTTGGATCTCAAGGGCCTCATATGGACGCTATCGAAGGCAAAAAGGTCAAGTTCTACGGAATGTCTTCAAAGGAAGCGCAAGGTGACGATTTCAAAGATTATCGAGCGAGTGAGGGACGGGTTGTCGAACTTCCCTATCGTGGGCCGGTTGACCCCACAGTTCAAGACATTCTTGGTGGTCTTCGTTCTGCCTGTACTTATGTTGGTGCTCGTACTCTTAAACAACTGAGTAAATGTGCCACCTTCATTCGGGTTAACAATCAATTCAACGGCGTTTACACCGGCAATACAGTTGGTGAATGATTCATCATATTTGTGAAATATTTCCATATTTTTTTCACTTTACCCCTTGTATGTTCATAAAACATTTGTTATAATTACCTAGTAATTTGACAATTGAAAAGGAAATACGTTATGTCCCACGAAGTTGAAACGATGGCCTATGCAGGCGAAGTACCTTGGCACGGCCTTGGTGAAAAAGTCTCTAATGATCTAACACCTATGCAGATGATGCAGAAAGCCGGTGTTGATTGGAAAGTTCGTAAAATCCCTACTTACGCGGCGCCGGATGACGCTGACCTAATCGCAACGGGTACTAATGCTCTGATTCGCGAATCTGATAATACAGTTCTCGCACCTATGGTTGGTGACAACTGGGAACCCATTCAGAACGAAGAAGCGTTTAACTTCTTTAACGAGTTCTGTGCTGCTGGTGATATGGAAATGCATACCGCTGGTTCTCTCAAAGATGGTAAGATTGTTTGGGTTCTTGCGAAGATCAAAGAGTCGTTTGATGTTCTAGGTAAGGATCAAGTTGATAACTATATGTTGTTCTCTAATCCTCACATCTATGGTAAGTCTGTGAACATTCGCATGACGCCTGTTCGTGTGGTGTGTCAGAACACGATGAATATGTCTATGGGTATGGAATCGGTGAACGAAGCAATCGTCAACCACCGTAAGGTTTTTGACCCCTCATCGGTTAAAGAACAAATGGGTCTCGCTCACGAGAAGTTTGAGATGTACAAAGATATGGCAAACTTCCTCGCTACCAAGCGTTATACTCAAGACAATTTGTTGACGTTTATGAACACGGTCTTCCCTGCGGCTAACACCAAGCGTAAAGAAGTAAATGAGTTTAAAGAGTTGTCAACAACTGCCAAGAACACTATCGAGTTAATCGATACTCAGCCTGGTGCTGACCTGTTCCCAGGCACTTGGTGGAATGCGGTAAACGCAGTCACCTATATGACTGATCACCAGTTGGGTCGAAGTGCAGATACTCGAATGACATCTGCTTGGTTCGGTCAGAATCAGACTCGAAAGTTGAAAGCGATTAACACAGCAATTGAATATGCGGAGGTAGCATAATATGGAAATGGTTCTCTATCGTTCACATCAAGAAATTCCTACTAAATTTCGTAAAGTGATCTTAGAAGAGGTTTTCGAAAAACGAGTGGCAAAAGTGCCACTCGCCTTGTGTAATGAAATCATTAATAACCATCTTGAAGAACAACAAGAGTTGGAGAGTTTGAAAGACTTCGAGGTTCGAGTGATGAAAAACGGCGAAGAGTTTTCTGAGAATTTCAAAACGCTCCAAGACGCTGAAGTTTTTATGGATCGTGTTATTAATTACGGAGAAGATTTGTCTCCAGTGATGTTACTATCACAAGCGAAACGACCAATCCGGGCCTTCATAAAAGGTTCTTGGAAGTTTGCTCGTCCAAAAGACGCCATTCAAGTAAAAAGGAGAGTTGCGTGAAAGAACATACCAACATTAAAGGTTTTGTTGAAGCTGCAAAGAAAGGTGTGGTGACTGTAGAATTCACCAAGATTGACAGTGGTGATTTACGGGTAATGCCTAGCACACTCAATCCGGAGTTGTCCGATCACAATGTTCCAGAGATTCTAGAACAAAAAGAAGAGTCAGATCATCTGGTGGTCTGGTCACTCGATAAGAGTTCGTGGAGGTCTTTTCGGGTTAACACTTTGGTGAAATGGTACGAAGGATACCCATCCGAGTAAAACTTTCACTATTTCTCCACTTTTTAGGTCTCGATAAGTCATTGATTTCATTAAGGTTTTTTCTCATATTTTTTCCCTTTAAAATCAATGACTTACCGCTTGACCGAATCCCCAAAATTTGAGATAATACGCTTGTACTTAATGAGGAATAAAGATGATCAACGTATTTTTTCAAGGTCGGGTCAAACAGAAAGCGCGTCTCGAAGAATTCGCTTGTAACGTCATCAACGAATTATTGCCTCGCGAGTTCAAACGTGAAATTAATATCCACGTTCGATTCGCTAAAAATCTCGGTGCGATGGGTTGGTGTCTGAAAGAAGATGAAGAAACCATCTTGATCGAGGTGGACAATCAGTTGCCCGTTGAGATGATCGTCCGAACCCTTGCCCACGAATTGACTCATGCAAAACAATATATTCGTGGCGAATTAAACGCAACAATGACAAGATGGAATCGACAAGAGATTCCTGTCGGCCCTCGGGGTGGAATCAAGATTGCGTATCGACAACAGCCTTGGGAAGTCGAGGCATTTCAAATGGAAGAATTTTTAACGGAGTTATTATGGGAGCATTAATAGAACACGCTCGACTTTGGGGTGCGATGAAGCATCAAGGTCAGCGACGAAAGTACACCGGCGAAGCGTACTTCACCCACTGTGAAGCCGTCGCAGAGGCAGTTATGGCATATTACAAAACAGTTTTAGGTGAAGACGCTCCCGATGAAGTAATTGCAGCGGCACTGTTACATGACGTTGTAGAGGACACTGATGCTACCTTTGAGATGGTCACGGATATCGCTGGCGAAACAGTCGCAAGGTATGTTTGGTTTTTGACCAAACCACCCGAGTTTGTTGGTAATCGTGCCACTCGGAAAACGGTGTACAATGCATATCTCGCACAAGCACCCAAAGAGGTGAAGATCATTAAGTTCTTTGATATGAAGCACAATGCAGGAAGCATCGAAGAACACGATCCGAAGTTCTGGGAAACTTTCCGTGGTGAAACTATACGAATGTTGATCGCACTAGATATACCAGAAGTGACCAAACATTATCAAACCTTTGTGGATGGACTATGAAAGCGAAAGTAATTACGATAATCGATGACAACAGTTCAGTTGCGACAGCGAATCGTCTAATCGAATCATCCAAGAAAGTTGAAAACGATTTTGTAATTGAAACCTTCGAAGCCTCTACTCCGAGTTCAGTTAAGAGTGAAATGTTGTTTTATCAATTGTCTTGGAACTATCCGTGGAATGGACAAGAGATTGTAGATTTTGCCACGGGGTTGACTAAAGAAGGGTATCGAACAGCGGTTCCCGAAAAACGAATTGCCTGTTTTTTATCTCACTATCGTCTGTGGTTAGAGTGCATTGTTCAAGAAGAAGATTTTTTAATCTTCGAACACGATGCTGTGTTCACACGTAAACTCAACACAAATATTTTAGAATCATCCAACAAATCTGTGGTTGCATTGAATCGACCACAAGGTGGTGCAACACCACGTGCGGCACTCTACCAACAAAAAATTGAAGAGGCTGCGGCAGCACCAATTCGATCACGCACTCCACCCGATACTGTGGTAGATGTGCCTTATGTACGGTCTCAGGCGCGCCCAGCAGGTCTGCCTGGAAACTCTGCTTACTACCTTAGACCATCGGGTGCGAAGAAACTTGTGTCCCTTGTACACGACTATGGCGCCTGGCCCAACGATGCAATTATGTGTAAACAATTGATGCCTAGGGCATTAGGTTGTCTTTATCCCGCTGCAACAATTGTTCAGGTCGAGAAATCATCAACGACCTTATAATAAAAGGTTATATCCTTATTCCAAAATAATCTAAAAAAAGTGTTGACAAAACACATTTTTCGTGAGATAATTACCCTGTAAATTAATGAGAGAGAGTTTGTTATGCACGTGATCCAACAAGAATTGATTGAGAAGTTTGCAGAGCGCGGTTACGAGTTGACTATTGACGCCGAGCGTCCTGTCGCCAAGTGTATTCGCCCTACTAAACGTGCCCGTCTGGGTTACAAAGTTGAGTTCAACTATCGTTTCGGTACTGTTGCTCGAATGATTGAGCATTGCGAGAACTTTCTTGCTGGTCTCGAACGTGCTGAACAGTACAAAGCAGAACGCAAGGCAAAACGTGCCGCTGAAAGGGCGGCTGCCCTTGAGACTGTTCAGAAAGGTGACATCTATGTCGCCAGCTGGGGTTGGGAACAGACCAACATCGACGCCTATCAAGTAGTCGAGAAGAAAGGTGCGACTGTCGCACTGCGTGAGATCGCTGTCGAGACTGTCGAAGGTAGCGAAGGGTTCATGAGCGACCGTGTTCGCCCTGTCCTCAACCACTTCATCGGTGAGAGATTCACTAAGCGAATCACTGGTCGAGGTATCAACATCGACGATGTTCGATACGCCGCCCCTGCCGAAGAAGGTAAAGATTTTTACCGAAGCTGGTACGCCTAAGGTCTTTTGATGAGAGTCGTGTTTCCGAAGATTCCGACTAATAGGTATGTGACACGACCTCATCCTTTTTCGGAGTGTAGCACAGCTTGGTAGTGCACCTGCTTTGGGAGCAGGGGGTCGTTGGTTCGAATCCAGCCACTCCGACCAATATTCATTTCGTGAATAGTGAGTATTCACCAAAAGTTATTGACTTTTCTTTAAATCTTTGAGATAATACCTTTGTTGTTTGGGGAGATCTGGTCTCCCGACTAGGAACCTTCGGGGTTCACTGACGATCCACTGGATCGCTGGAGTCGAGAATAGGAACTTCGGGTTCACTGTTTCTCCCCCTCTCTTTTCTCTTTGGAGTTTATATTATGTCAGACCAAACTATCCGCCTTGTTTTCGCCACTCAGTATCTTGAGAACTATGGCGCCCATGCGTGGGATGGTGAGGGTGAGTGCCCTCAGCGGTGGAAGCCCAAGGGTGGTTCCACCTATATCGTACCTTGCACTCCCGAGCAGCTCGCGGATGTCGAGTGGTACAATGCCGTCGAGAATGGCATTGCCAAGCGTAATGACTACGAGCAGGAGTACATCATCGATGTCAAGGTGGTCGATGCGATCGACTTCGTTGAGTCTGACTATGTTGACTTCTGGGAATCCCCCATCAATGTTCATGTCTCCATCGGCGGTGACTTGTTGATGGAACAAGAAATGCTCAACTGGGAAAACCAAGTGTGTGGTATTCGGCGCTGGGTTCAGAATGCGGAGGAAGGTCTGATCGGTGAACCGACTTTCCAAGAGTTTGCGCCTAAGGTTGTTCAATGGCGAACTGATGCTGAGTTGAAGATGTACGGTGTCGATGACCAGTTCGAGGAACTCGAAACTCTAATGAGGGTATAACTAATGTCCGTCCGTGACTTTGATGTCGAACATTGCAAATTGTCTGACATCAAAGATTTTGTAGAGACTCACCATTATTCACATAACGTGAATGGTTTACGACTTGGCCATTGTTTTAAACTTCTCAGAAACGGAAACCTAATTGGTGGTATGATCTATGGAAAACTGGCGATGGCCAACGCTTGGAGAAAATATGGAGAAAATGAAGATGATGTCATTGAGCTAAGACGCTTAGTTTGTGTTGATGACACTCCAAAAAATACTGAATCGTATTTTATAGGTCATACTTTGCGATGGTTGAGAAAGAACACCGATATCAAAACTATTATTAGTTATGCTGATGCCCACTTTGGACATGAAGGTACCATATACAAAGCGACAAACTTTGAACATATTGGAATGACCTCTAAAACAAGAGTCATCATTGTAGGAGACAAGACGTATCACGATAAAACTATTCGGACGTATTATACCACCAAAGATGGGGTTCGTAAACTGAAACCTTATGCTCGGAAAATAAAAGAGATGTTGGAATCCGGAGATGCGTATTACGATGAAAGACCACCAAAACACATATACAGATTCAATCTTAAATGAGATCTATTCGTTTGAGGAATATAATGTATTCCAAAATATCATACAAAAAAGTGTTGACAATCTTGTCAATCCGTGAGATAATACTCCTGTATTTGAGATGAGGAATTGAGATGTTGAAGTTTGAAAATACGGCTGAGGTTGGTGATATGATTCGTGCCTACGACTTTGAACCTATTCCAGGCCGTCCTGAGTTTTACGTCACTGGACGTGTCGTCGAGAAAGGTCCTATCTATCATCCTGCTGGTCGATATATCTGTGATGGTTACACCATCATCTGTCACACTGACATGGATGATGATCGTCGCCACGGTGAAACGATATATGTCCCCTTTGAAATGAGTCTCACGGACTTTGATAACCGTATTGAAAATATCACTAAAATGGTGGAGGTTGCGTAATGAACGATTATTTCTTTGAGTACACTGACGCTCGGGCCCAGTTAGCTGGAGCAAAAGTCGTGATTGAGAACCTTCTCATGGCTATTGAGAAGGGTGAAACCAATGAGATTTTTCTACGTGCAGCGGTCAACTGTGCAAGAGATGGTCTGAAAGAAATTGAAGAGGTTTTGGAGACGGTATGACCAACAAGGTGAAAACTTTCTTAATGGTTTATGAAAGTAAAAAACTTTTGGTTGAAGCGCGCACTCTCTACGAAGCTATCTTTGAGGCGGGTGTGCATTTCCAACTCGACAACGGGGGTTGGAATCAAGTCGATGATTTAACATTTATTTGGAAAAAGGATTAAAATAATGGATGGATGTGATTTTTACGATTATTTCGTGGCACCTTTATTGGATCTGAGTCTCGGTGATCTCGCAAAGGTTGCTGACTATGCACTTGGATCAGATTGGGTTTTTGTTCAAGACGGTTCTGATGACACCGCCGATAAGATTGCCGATGTCATCTACAGTAGGTACGTGGATACTTGTGCTTGCGATGTCTGGGGTCCTTCTACTTACGTCGATTGGTATCTAGATAATGTTCTGGTTCTGAACGATGATCAAAATGTGGTTGTTCACTAATGGGAGAATTTGCAATGGAAAAACTTGAATTACTTTTAATCGATATGCAGGCTGAACCCGATGATGTCAATGTTGACATTCTTGGGCCTTATGAGGGATCTTTGTTGGACTTTTATCAAGATGTCCGTGATCGTGCTTGTGAGATTGCTCGTAACAGTTCTGAACGGAATGTCGTTGAGATGGAACCCAACGAAGAAGGGTATCCTTGCGCCTCTATATATAATGAGAAGGGTACAATCTATCGTCAGATTTTTGCGTCGAAAGATGGCGGCACCATGGCCAACAGGGCCCTGAAAACTTTGGAGAACTTCCGATGATTTTGTTTGAAAAAGAAAATAGCTGGAAAAGATATGGTGAAGTTGCTTTAACACCATCTTTTATGTTATACTTAGACTATGATTTGCCCGATCATTTCTACTGTCTCTCTTTTCATTTTTTGGCGTGGAAAGTTGCAATAACCTTTAAGAGGTAAAACATATGAAAAAACTTTTAATTGCATTACTGTTAGTATTCATCGCGATGCCTGCGAAGGCAGATGATGTCGCAGAAGTCTTGGTCGGTTTGTTTCTGATCAAAGAAATCAAAGAGGAATTCGAGGACAAAGGTGATCTAGAAATTCGAGACATTTATGTTCAGAAGGCTGAAGATTATATCCGTGCCCAACAAATCACTGCTCAAATGAACGTTGCAATAAAGAAAAGACAAATCCGAAATTGCGTCGAAAGATTTGAATGTGACGATATCAATTTTGATCGATGACCGACAGTAAAGAATTCATATACTCACCCTGTTTGGGGGCTTGCGTTTTAAACGACGACGAAATGTGTGTCGGTTGTTTTCGTTTGTTATCTGAGATTCAGTGGTGGTCTACCTTTGATCAGAATGATAGGAAACGAGTTGTTGATGCTTGCGCTGAAAGGAAGAAAGAATACTGGAACAATACTTATAAATAAGGGTATGGCTGCCCTACAATCAAAAGATTTTTCGAAAACTGCGAGTTCCGGTGATTATGCCGGCGAAACTCGTGACAAAATTTTTTCACTCAAGATTAAAGATAAAAAACCTTTCATCATCGGGACAACCAAAGCGGGTAAAACCGTTATTGGAATTGAGTACGACACTAAAAAGAGAATTCTTCGATATAAAGAATCTTCTTCCTCTAAAGTTATCAAAGAAGCATCATTCACTAAAGTCTTTAAAGACAAAGATTTTGGTGGTGGTTCCGGTTCCGGTGGTGGCGCTGAAGATACCAAGTATACTGAATCTTTACAGTGTTATTATTGTTCTTATGTTTTCAATATTAAGAAGGGCAAGTGCACTTCCGTATCACCCAAAGACCTTAAATCAGCCGAGAAATATGTTAACGCTGACGTTTCATTAAACGATTGTTTGAAGAATGGTCCAGCGAACTGGATTGATACAGACGTTTACATAAAGACCGCTAATACACTATTTGATAAACATGGAAGTAAGATGAGAGGTGCGGTATACTTTCATCGTGGTTCTAAGTTTATGAATGAAGTGTACAAAGCAAAGGCAGACTGTCACAAGACTGATAAACAAAACGGAATGCCTCAAGCGCCAGGCAGTTTCTCCAATGACAAATGGAACCCTGGCGATATTTGGGCTTCTACATTTAGACCTACTGAGTCTCCATTAAAAGAACATACCAGTAGTTGGGGTGAACTTAATTCTGCGGTATATGATTTAGCGAAAAAAGGTAAACTGTTAGGAATATCACTGAAGAAAGTATCAGCGAATCAAGCAAAGGCTAACTGGACAGAATTTAATACTCCAAGTCAACTGGCTAGTAGACCTGCATACAAATTTATAAGTTTTACTTACGGTAAGACAGGCGACTTTTTTAATTCACAAGACATCTATGTGAAGACCAGCGAAGGTGATGTTCAATTTAGAACCTTTGGTGGAGACACTTCGTGGCAAGGTGAGATTAAAGGTGGTGCTGCAGCTGGTGGTAAAATTGGCGGTGGTAATGTAAATTTTTATTGTCAACAAGTGTTTGGAAAAACAATATACGGTGGGTTTGGTTCTGAAAGAGAGTACCTCAACTGGATTAAACAAAACGAAACAAATGGTAAGTTTCAAGAACAACTATACGAGTTATATAAAAAATACAATAGTAAGTCTCAACCTAGTAAACCATTAATGGAAAAACCAGAGTTTATGACCTTTATGGAAGAGTCTGATTATAATTTTAAAAACAGTAAAGCGATATGTATGCAGTTCGTTGATATTCTTATGAGTAGTACAGCTGCAAAGAGAAACGAATTCACAACTAAGATGTTTCGTTACGCACAATCAGATACAGATCAATCAAGTTACTTTGTCAAACTATATTAAATGTATAAATAGTATGAAACCTTTGCGAGATTTCTACAATGGCGTGGCAGAACATTCCAGGCAATCCAAATTGGCAGTATGATGACAATCCGCCAGACCCAGGCGGGAAACAGACTGCACTCTGGCAGCAACAAACTGCTGGTGTTCGCACCGATGGTTCTCATCAAGTCTATACTCGTGTTCGCAAAATAACTGACACCGCTGATGCAACTCGTGGTGAGTTGAGTAAGACTTTTTGGGATGAAAGAATTTAATATATTATGGAAACATTTTCAGACTTTTTAACGGAACAAAAGAACACTCATATGACCCATATCGAGGACAAGGTTCTCTATGGAGGAGTGAATGGTACTCGACAAGCTATCTTTGCGTTACGTGATTTGAGAGATATGCTTTCCGGTAAAAAGGAAGGTCGAGTCTCGGTGAAGTGGGACGGAGCACCTGCAATCTTTGCGGGCACAGATCCCCGTGACAATAAGTTCTTTGTTGCGAAGAAAGGTATTTTCAATAAGAACCCAAAAGTCTACAAGACTGATGCTGAGATCGACGCAGACACATCTGGTGATCTCGCAATCAAATTAAAAGATGCTCTTAGATATCTTCCTGATCTGGGCATCAAAGGAGTCATTCAAGGTGACTTCTTGTTTGGACGTGGAGATCTATCCACCGAAAACATTGACGGTAAAAGATACGTAACCTTCCATCCCAATACAATCGTATATGCAATTCCATACGAACAGTCTGCACCCGTCCGAAGTGCAAAGATAGGAATCGTATGGCATACAACATATACGGGTAACACGTTCGAGACAATGCGGGCCTCTTATGGTGTCAATGTCAAATCTTTAAAATCGTCAACCAATGTATGGTCTCAAGACGCAATGCTTCGAGACGTTACCAATGCCACTATGTCAAAGAGAGAAACCGATGGAGTTAATGAAATATTATCGGAAATTGGAGTTCTATTTAATTCTATTAGCGGGAAGACATTACGAGAACTGGAAGCAAACCAAACCCTCGCCCAACACATCGAAACCTTTAACAACACCTTCGTCCGAAAAGGTGCAACAATCAAAGACACCAAACAACACGCCCGAAAACTGATCACTTGGATCAAGTCCAAGTATGCAAAACAGATGTCACTTCGTAAGACGGCTCGAGGAAAACAAACACAACGTAATCAAATGAACGATCTTCTAAAATTCTTTTCGAATCAAAACTTAGAAAATTTAGAAAAAATGTTTGAATTACAAAAATTAATTGTTCTCGCGAAGATGAAACTTATAAATAAATTGAACAAGTTGCAAGATATCGACACCTTTGTCAAAACCTCTAGAGGGTTCAAAGTAACGGGTGCTGAAGGATATGTTGCAATTGATAAGTTAGGTGGTGATGCGGTAAAGATTGTTGATAGATTAGAATTTTCATACAACAACTTTTCGCCAAATATTTTGAAGGGATGGGATAAACCAACGAGGAACTAAAAGTGGCTAAACCACTTCGTTTTAGTGACTTCCAGGCAGTAGACTATACGCCCGGAATGGACGATCAGATTAGTAAAAACGCAAAAGACCGTAAACGGGACGAGGCTCTGGATTTTGCTCAGAGACGGGCTCGTGGTCGCTTGATGAAAAGAATAAAAGCGAAACTAAAACTCGGTCGTGCCAAAGCAGCACGTAAGACTGCTTCAATGGATGTTCTTAAAAAGAGAACTGCAAAGCAAGTAAGAAACGCTCTGTTTTATAAATTTTCAAAGGGTAAATCTCGTAACGAAGTCCCCGCTGCACGTAGAAAAGAAATAGAAGCTCGCATCGATAAACTACCTCAATCACGTATTCAGAATTTAGTTAAAAAGGCCCTTCCAACTGTTCGCAAAATGGAAAGGGAAAGAAAACGTCAAAAGACGAGTGGTGGTGCGAAGTAATGATACCTACATTTAAACAGTTTTTAGTTGAAGAAAATCGCGAAGCGTTTTTCACGTTTGGAAGAATGAATCCTCCAACTATTGGTCATGGAAAATTAATGTCGGTTCTCGGCACCAAGGCTGGGCGTAATCCGTATTACGTTTATCTTTCTCAATCATCTGACCCCAAAAAAAATCCACTCTCTTATGATCAGAAGATTAAACACGTTCGTAAGATGTTTCCAAAACACGCTCGCAATGTTATTCTGAATAAGAAAATTAAAACCGTTATGGACATTGCAAGTTCTCTTCACGATCAAGGTTTTAATCGAGTCACAATGGTTGTGGGTGC